GCAGAGAGCAACGAATTGACCATCGCTGCTGAGGTGTAGAGGACCGGCTTGCCCTGCGAGCGATCGGCGAGGGTACGGAACCATCCAGGTGCTTGCGATGGCACCGCATCTCCCGCTTCGACGTCCAGACAACGCGCTCTCTGCGAGGCCGTGACGGCGATCGAGAGCTTGAATGCCCTCGGAAATCGGAACTGCAGGGACTTGAAGGTCGGCCAGTGTCCACCGACGTATCCCGCGACCGCCTGAGGGTTCTCAGGAAATTGCGAGAGGTCGATGGAGTCGAACATGGTGACCATCAGTTCGAGCTGTCAGTTGACCCCGGATCCGGCAACGTGGGCGGCGTGTCGCCGCCGTAGGTTGTCGGAGTCGAACCGTCCGGGTTCAGACCGGCCGCCACGTATGCGGCCGACTTGGCCGCAGCGATCGAGGCGAGATCGCTGTGGTAAGCGGTCTCGAGAGCTACCCGATCGGTGACGTACTTCTTCTCGCGGGCGTCGCGAGTTGCGTTGTGCTCGGATTCGATGGGACCTCGAACGGTTGTCGGGTCCGGAACGATGACGGGCCCTGTCATTCGTCGGTACCGTCGTCATCCGACGGAGGCTGCGGAGCCGGATCCGGAACGGGAGCGGTCGGGCCGGGCTCTTGCGGGGTTTCCGTCGGCGGAGTCTCCTGCGACTTGATCATTGCTTCTCCTTACCAGAGAGTCGTGTCTCCGGGTTGTCGTTCGGCTGGAAGTGACGGCAACAGACTGGCGTCACCGTAGTGAATCGCGTTGTGAGTGCACAGAGTTGTCGTGATCAGGAATTCCGGGTCGAGAATCCACTCCTCTCCATTGGTGATGTCGTCCGGCGTCATCGGATTCATGTGATGGACGACCAGATTGACGTGAATGTCGTAGCCCACGATGCCCAGATCACAGCTGTAATCGCGCAATATGACTTGATTACGGGCTCTATGCCACGATCTGGAGGTATAGAACTGCTGGTTTAACCAGCGATCGAAGCCGAAAGTGGCGTGTCCCACGAGGCCGTGAAGCATCAGATAGTCAAATCTGCCCTCGAAGGTGTGAATCTTTGAGAGCTCCGAGTACGACCTAATCTTCGGCATCGGGAGTCTCGGCCTCGGAGGCTTGCCCTGAGTATGACCGCATAGCAGCCAGCGCAGACATGTAAAGCTCTTCGACACGCTTCTGCCCCTCGATCGCCTCTCGTTTGACTTGTAGGAGCTCGTTCTCGTGCGCTATGCGCTGCTGCTCGAGCTTCTCCCTCGTGGAGCCCATCTTGAGGAAGTGTGTGATGACCTGAGAAGACGCCGTGCCCTCCCGGATCTGCTCTTCGGCCAGATCGTAGGCGTCTGAGGCGATCTCGAGCTCTCTGGCCTCCGCGGAGGTGGCTGGCCTCCGGCGTTTGCCGGTACTTCTGGCACGTTTGGCTCTTGGCAAAGCTGGTTCAGACCTCCCTCCCACGTAGTTTGTTTGTTGAAAAATACCCTCCGGGGCTATTTTTGGGAGCCGGGCGATGAAGGGTGGGGGGTCAAATTCGCGAGAAGCCCCCCCGCCTAAGGGACAGTCCCTGCAAACGCTCTAAGAAGGTCTCGCAACCTTCGTGTGCATGCCAGAAACGTTCTCGCTCACGATCTCATCGATCGCTTGCTGTTCAATCGCGTGTTGATCTGCATCCGACAAATCGAGCGACGATCTTGCCACTCGTGCAAGAAGCTCGGCAGAGTGATAGTCGTGCGCGATGTCGAATGCATACCAGGCAGCGAAGTTGTCGAACGGACTGAACGGATTGTCAGTCGTGGTCAGAGCATAGTCAACGTCAGACCACTGTCCTTTCGATACCTCAGTCTCAGCGTCAGCCATGCTTCACCTCACTTCAATCCTTCCTCGAGCGTTGTCACCGACACACCAAGCTGTGCTGCTACCTCAGCCTGAGTAGCACCACGTGCCAACATCTGTTTCGCCCTTGCCTTGTTGTAGTCGCTCATCAACTTCTTAGGATGAGGCGTAGCCAGTTCTCTGACCTTCTCTATGTCGGCGTTGGTCAAGAGATCTTCCAGCATCTTGTTGCTGATCGCACCAGCTTGAATCGCTTCCCACTCACGTGGTGTGAACGTGATTGGATCCTTCTTAGCCTTGACTCTGACTCGCATCTCAGCGATCACTTGGTTCTTGAGCTTCTTCTCATCATCAGAGTCCATGTCAGGATTGTCTCGCTTGACCTGCGAGATGACCTTGCCCGCCAATACCTGGGCGCGTCTTTCCTTGGGGCGGTTCAGGATTGCCTCGTTTAGTTTGGACTTGAGCGACTCAACTTCAGAACTGTACGCCACAGCAGCAGACGGCTGTCGCTTGATGCCAGGTAGTGACACCATCTCCTTGCGTGCGCCATTGGCCATGGCCTTCAAACGATTCGAGTAGTCAGCGTACAGATGCTCCTGCTCTGTGCCACCGTCTCTCGAGATGAGTGTACGAGCATCCTCGATCACCTTCAACTGTGGCTTGACCTCGAAGGTCTTCTCCACAGGCTTGCCCGTCTTGCGATCGATGTAGGTAGCACCTGTGCGCACGTACATCTTCTTGCCCGTAGCCGGGTCGATGAACCCGCCTTCAGATGCTCGACGTTTGCGCTGCTCCGGTAGACGTATACCAGCACCAGCCCTACTCAGAAGCGTCGCTGCTCCACCACCTACGATCTTGCCTCGCCGCTCCACAGGCTGGTACTTCTCTTTGAGCGCCTTGATTCCGTTGTCCCGGTAGGAACTCTTGATGTCCAGATGGTGCTTCTCTGAATCGATGACCACCATGGAATGCCGAACAGCACGAGCAAGTTCGTCCTCGTTGGCACCTTTGATGGTCATGTCCGTGATCAGATTGGACACATCACCCATCTGCTTCTGCATTCCCGTACGTGGGCCTTTCGGACCGTAATCGACACGCTTCTCAGCCGCGTTCCAATGACCACCGTCCACAGTACGCATGCCGTCATACGGAGGAAACGCACGCTTGGGATCGAATCCATCCAATCCTTTCAGCGCCGGTGTGCTGATGACCTTACCCTGGTTGTTCGGAATAGCGATGACATGATCGCCATCGAAATCCGCACCCGACAGACGCTCTGCCACCTTGGGATGAATCCCGATGGCGTCAGGCGCGTGTTGCCCAAGCAGCGACTTGGCATTACGCGACTTGTTGTTGACCGTGACCTGAGGAATCTCGAACGTCCCGCCATGAGGAAAGCGAACCAGAGCCAGACGCGTCCCATCGGGGAACGAAGGCGCATAGACCTCGTTCTCCTTAAGCGAAGGAATGGGCATCAGAACTTTGGTCGCCTGGTTAGGCATACCCACAGCCTTGAGATGTCCCGATGCCGAATCAGCCCCATCCGAGAACGTCTTCAGAAGCATCTTCTTGACCGTTGGGTTGGTCAAGGAGTTGATCTTGTCAAGTTCTTCTTGGCGCTTGGTGTAAGAGCGATCGAGTTGTTCCTTGATCAACTTCGGACTCTGCTTGGAGAGCATCTGAGACGGAAGCTTCTTTGACCAGGTATTCCAGTCGCCCTCTTCTCGGATGATGTTGAAGTGACCGCGCTGACCACCAGGTTTGATGGCCGCTCCAAACGGATTCTCCCAGTCTACGTTGCCCTCGGGAGTCCGATTCAAAGGCTTCATCACGTCGAGCTTGTTTCCTACATCCTTTCGGCTCTTGTTCGTGTTGAAGATCAGATCCGGCCCGTTCGGATCCATGTCGGTCTTGTAGACCGCCATACCCTTCAGATAGTGACTGTCGTCGACGGCAATACGCACCTGAGCGTACTGAGAACCGCCCATGTCCAATCCCTTGGCACCGGGCTTGACATAGATGACGCCATCGGCGTTGGTTCCACCATCTTCGGCATAGTTGATCCCGACACGCTTGGACGAGATCGACTCCGGAGGAACGATGCCCTTCCAAGAACGACCTTGGTCATCGGAGAACTCGGTGATCGTCCTGATGTTGTGGCGATTCATGAAGACATCGCGCTGAGAGACACCAGGCTTGACCAGAACCTTGTATGTGGTCATCTCTTTGGTCGTGGCCTGCGGAAGCTTTAGCGGATGAACTTCGTAGCCCTCGTTTCGCAGCATGGCCACTGCCGTCTGAAACTTGTCCTTGGGAACGCCGACTGGCGGAGCTCCGGGATCTTTGCTCAGCGGGAGTGAAAGTTCCACTCCCGAACCGATGTCGAGAAACTCCTTCTTGTCGACCTCGCGCTTGAGCATGTCGGCAATGCTCTGAAGCTGCTGCTCCTTGTCCAACCTACCCGGAGTCAAGAGCGAGCGAACCGAGGACTCATTGGGGAGACCCATGGCCTCAGCGATCTTACCGTTTGACATTCCCTTGTCGTGCAACCGCTGAGCCTGAAGGATTCGCGACTGGTTGTACTCGGTCTTGGCGATCGTCTTGAGTTGTTGTAGCTCTCTAAGAGAGATCGAAAATCCATCCGCGATCTGCTTATCGCTCAGACCTTGACGACGGCACTCATCCACCTGATCGAGGAACGTCTTTGACCGCTTCTCCGGAATGTGCTCGATTCCACCAGAGCCCCAGGGATAGCGACCCGAACGCCTCAAGATGCCATAGTGTTTCAAGTATTGATCTTCGGTCAGCTTCACTACGACACCTCCTTCCTGAGCTCGTTGAGAATTTGGTCGAATCGGACGATCTTGTCCATGATCATCTTGATCAGTGCCGGATCACCACTGTAAACCCGGCATTCGTTGTCCTGGTAGATGCGCAGCTCGATACC